AGGCGATTCATCACCGCGTTGTTCTGCTCGAAGAATCGGCTCTTTCGGACGATCTGCTGCCGGGTAGAGGCAGTCACATCGAACCGCACCGAGGTGTAGCTGGTGTCCAGGAAGGACCGGCGGATCGAGTTGGACGCGCCCTCGTAGCGGTCGACAGGCGCCGACCGGAACTTGCTCAGGATGGTGTCGAGGAATCCCATCAGCTCATGCCTCGATAGCTCGCCTCACGGCGGAAGTTGGAGAAGTCACCGCCGTAGGATGTCGCAGCAACCAGAACCACGCCCACCATCTTGGTGTAGATCTGGGCGTCGGTGGGCGTAAGGTTGCCGTCCTGCTCGAGGTAATAGACGGCCAGGTCGTAGTCATCGACCAGGCTTTCCCACATCTCGACCATCTCGGAAGGTGTAGGGGCGCCCTTGCCCGGCTCCGCAAACTCTACCGACACATCGGAGGATGATGTCGACCGGACCACCTGGCCGGACTCGATCACTGTGGCCGCGGCGATGGACTTAGCAGCCAGGGCAGCCAGGAGCGTCACACCGCCCAGTGTCGAGTAGACACTGCGGAGATAGGCCCTCTTGATGGCTACGGTAAACGTGAACACCTCGGGCGGATCTTCACCGATCCCAGGGTGACTTCAATAGGTTAGCTGGCTATTGACTCGCTTGACGTAACCAGATCATTCCACAACATGACCATGGCGAGCTGCATGATTTCGCAGTCGTGCAGATGGTCGGGCCACTTTTGGTTGCGCTTAACCCAGACGTGCTTGATGCGGCCAGCGCGGTTGGCTTGGGGTCGTAGGACGTGTGAGTCCAGGTGGCGCCAGTAGAGTTCAGGGTCGGCGATGTAGGCTCCTTCGGCCTGGACGCTGGGCGGATCCTGATGGACGCCCCATTCGCGGTCGATGTCGCCCTTCCTTAGCCTGGAGAGCATATCTCGGAGGTGCTCGGTGTCGAACACCAGGAGGGGCTGCACCACGTCGGTCCTCATCGAGGATGATGTCGACAGACCGAAAGGATGCACCGCCCCGGTGGCTGCTGTGAACCGGGCGCCGGTCTCTCGGCCTTTGAGCGGCATCCAGCCGATCACCATCGGCTTGCGGAGGCCGCCCTCGGGAGGGTATCGGAGGCCACAAGGGAAGTTGATCGGGTTGGATGTCACCGAGGAATAGGAGGCACAGGCGTCGTAAACCGTCTGCGTGTTGAAGCCGCTGTCGATGCCGACATCCATGTCATGGACCTCGAGGGCCACCTGCACCCGTCGGAGGGCTGCGAAGTCGTCGGCATGGCCGGCAGCAACCAGGGTAGAGTTGCCGTCTTTCCACTCGCGGCACACCCACCAGAGGAAGGGCGCCACGGCCTGAACGTCGGCGGTCAGATAGCGGCGGCCGCCATCGACGGTCACGGTGGCCGCGGTCTCGGTGCGCTCCTGCTGCACGTCCTGCTGCTCCCAGGGCTCGGCCAGGTTGCCGTTGATGAAGCCTTGGAGGCCGGCCATCGATGCCTTGGCCTCGAGGAATGAGACTGCCAGATAGCCCCAGGTGCACTTGCGGTCGGGGCTGTAAAGGCTGCTCAGGTGGTAGGACCGCACACCAGGCATGGCGTTGGGATTCTCTGGGCGCCATTGGCCATGTCGGAGGGCTGCCACCTTGTGCGAGTCGGTGATTTTGCCCTGGCAGAGCTGGCAGACGTAATGGGCCGAGGCTCGGATCTTGCCCAGGTCGTGCTTGCCGTCCTCGGCCTTGGCGTCGTCCCAGGTGACCTGGCGCCATTCGAGCTTGATGTACTCCCGGCAGTGTGGGCAGGGCAGGTAGTAGCGGCGCTGGTCACCACGCAAGAATCGCTGCCAGATCCGGCCTTCGACCACCGTCGGTGTGCTGGTCATAAAGGCCTTGGAGCTACTGAAGCTCTTGAGGCGCTGCTCGGCCAGGTCGAGGGCGTCGGCCTCCCGGGCGGTGGCCTCGGCGAACTTGTCGACCTCGTCGGCGATGAGTACCCGAACCGGGCGGCTGGCTAGGTTGGCCGGGCTGTTGGATCCTACGAAAGTCAGGGTCGACCTGGTGAAGTTCTGCTCGAGGTTGGTGATCTTGTCAGCCTCGGCCGGGTAGCATTCGAGCATGACCGGGCTGTCCTCGAGCATGGGCAGCCAGCGGCTCTTGGAGAATGACCTGGCGAGGCTCTCGGTGGGCATCAGCCACAAGGCCGGGCTCGGCTCGTTGGCGATTAGCCAGGCCAGGCCGGCCATCAGGGTGGTCGTTTTGCTGGTTTGGCTGCCCCAGCACAGGGTGACCTCGTAGACCGTAGGATCCTTCCAGGCCTCCATGGGCTCCCTGGTGTAAGGTCGAACCGATGTGCTGAATGGCCCGGGGTGCTCGGTCTGCCGTTGGGTCAGCCGGAGCGATGCCTCGGCCCAGTCGACCACCGTCTGCATCGGTGTCGGCCGGTAGAGGTTGCGGCGGTAGTCCAGGAGGGAGCGCTGGAGGTCGGTCAGGATTTCCATGGGTCGGTATTGTGTAACGTCTTAAGGCAGACCTCCTGGACCCACCTGGTCAGCTCGCGCTCGGCGTGCTCGGGGTCATGCGGTGCAATACGGCCGGAGAGCTGCTTCGGCATGGCCTTGATCAGCGAGGCCACGGCGCCGTCATGCTCCTGCATCACCCGGCGCACCCAGTCGCCAGAGACCAGACGACGCTCCTTCTCGGCCTGGGTAATCACCTCGTCCCTGGCGCTTGTGAGGTTCTTGGCTGCCGCGGCATGGATGGCGACCAGCCGGCCGGCGTCGGCTCGACCACCGCGGAGGGCATCGACTGCCAGGTCATAGGCTGCACGCTCGATTTGCCGCTGCCTTTCGTAAGCGCCTTCTGGCGAGTCGGTGGCGGCTGTTGCGGTGTTGAGAGGGGTCTCGGCTTCAATAGGCCTGTAGGGGCCTTCCTGTTCGATTGCGGTGGGGTCCGGTACGTTCTTCTGTTTAGGAATAGACTTAGCGCGTGACCTAACGTGTTGAGATCGCCAAAGGTCGGCCGACTCAGGTGAGTCCATGGGCATCCCTTGGGATATAAGCTGTGCGACCCGCGGCTGGCTTATACCGATGCGGTCGCCGTATTCCTTTTGTGTCATGGCTGCAAGGCGTCCTTGATCTCCTGGGGCATCATCGAGTCGGGCAGGTTGCCTGCGAATTGGAGGGCTCGGAACACACCGTCGCGCCGGCTGTCGTAGTTGCTGGGCACCAGGGAACCGACGATCTGCTCTGGAGTGGTGCCGTTTTTCATCAGCCGGATAAACCAGGCGGTGTTGGCCAGGCCGAACTGGTCGACAAGGAATTGTATTTGGTTAGGCATAAATTATTTGATGAAAGCATTACTCGCAGAAATTGATAGGGGTCTCGCGTTCACCTGTTATTGGAGATATAGCAAAAGATTCCTTACATATTTGCAGGTTTAACAGAGGTGTCTATTGTACTATGCTCTATCCTTTGCTGCCTCAAATACATCTCATGGCCTTTCGCTATGATGTAAGCCACCGAACCACGGGCAACACCGCACGCCTTGGCCACATCGTCGAGGCTAAGGTTACGCTCACGGAGATCGTAGGCCTTGCGACACACGTCTGCATCCTGGGCGGTGGCGGTGATCTCGTAGTCCTCCTCCTCCTCGAGCGCCAAGATGGGTGTGCCTAGGGCACTGAGCTTGACGCTGCGAGGGTAGGACATCCAGCCACGCTTGATCGCCAGGGCAACCAGGTTGGGGGCTTCGTGCAGGAGTTTGATGCGGTCGAGGTCGTAGGGTATTTTCATTGGAAGGATGGTGATGGGTCGGTGAACCGGCAGAACTGGCCCTCGTACCAGAGAGGCACAAGGCCGCACTCGCCGTCGCGTTGTTTGGCGACAGCGATGATGGCCTCGCCGTTGGCTTGGTTACGCTCCCGGTTGAGCAGCAGCACCAGGTCGGCGTCACGTTCTATCTGACCAGAGTCGGCCAAGTCGGTGAGGCGAGGCACCCGTCCCTTGTCCTTCTCGTTCTCCCGGTTGAGCTGGGCCAGGGCGACCACCGCGGTCTTGGTGTCGGAAGCAATGGCCTTGAGTCGACCGGAGACCTCGGCGATCTCATAGGTCTTCTTTTCGGCCGCCTTGCTCCCGTGGATCTTCTGGAGGTAGTCGATTAGGACGAGCTTGACGCCCCATTTACGGACAGCCCGGCGGATCACCGCGGTGATGGTGGCGATGCCGGACACACCGGAACCGGAGACAAAGTAGATCGGGCTGCCGGCCACCTTAGCGGAGGCGCTGGCCATTGCCTTCATTCCACCTTCATCGAGGTCGCCAGTCTTGATGTCCTGCATCGGAATAGATCCTACGTTAGAGACCATTCTCCGAACGATAGACTCGTCGGACATTTCCAACGAGATAAACAGGGTCGGCACCCGGTGTTCGATGGCTGCTGCCCGGGCTATTGCGATGGCGATGGCGGTCTTTCCGATGCTTGGCCTGGCCGCAATGATGGCCAGCTCGCCGAACTGGAAGCCGTCGGTCATTGCGTCCAGGCGCCGGAAGCCGGAGGTGATGCCGGACAGGTGGCCCTTCCTGGCGAAGCGCTCCTGGGTAGAGTCGATGAACCGGCTGACTACCGACTTGCAGGGTTGGACCTCTTCCTTGGATGCCTCGACGGTGAGCCCTGCTTCGGCATTAGCGACGATTTGATCCACAGACAGGGTGGAGACAGCGGAGTCGCGAATTAGACGGTCACCGGCAAAACGTAACTGCCGGCGGTGATGGGCCTCGAGGACAGCCTTTGAGAACTCGGGATGGTTGGCCGGGCTGGCGCAGATCTCGTCGCAGCGGTTCAACACCTCGAAAGGCACCGGAGTCCCAGGCATAGAGCGTTTCCATTCCTTGACCAGGCTCTGGAGGTTGACCGGCTCCGTCTTGGCGACCAGGCCTTTGGTCACCTCGTAGATCTGGCGCAGGCTGTCGTTCTGGATGGCCTCGGTGGTGATCCTGGAGAACACCTCGTAGCAGACATCGGAGCCACCGGATAGACAGGCGCCCAGGAGACCGAACTCGTCATCCTCGGCAAAGTAGGGGTCGCTCATTGCCAGTTAGTGATGTCGGCGCTGATAGCGCCTGGGTTGTTGTTGCCGGAGATCAGATCGCTTTGAGTCTTGTCGATCTCACCGTTCCAGTGGTTCAACAGGGTCTCAAGTTCACGCCGGAGATACGGGTCGTTGGATTTGTAGCGTTGCTCCAGGCGAACGAGGTCTTCCTCAGGTGTGTTCAAGTCGAACACCTCTTTGAGTTTTTTGATCTCACCGGTAGACCATTTGGTCGAAGGCCTACGGCGAAGCATAGCACCAACTCGTAGGCGGAAGGCTTCGAGGTCAGGACTCAAGGCTTTCTGCGAAACTCCTTCCTTTCCATTCCCTTCCCTTCCCTTCCCTTCCTTATGGCACGCGTCGTCATCGCGTGGCTCACGCGTGGCCAACGCGTCGATTTCCTCGGTAATCGCTCCATTTTCGAGGTAATCTGGAAGAATTGAGGCTTTTTCCTTATTGTTGATGACTTGGTGCTTTGAGAAGCTTGGAATGCATCCAAACCACTCGTCTCCAACGCGATACTTCACAAGGAAACCACGCGTGGCCAACGCGTCGAGCACGCGTGAAAAGTCGACGCCATCGTATGGCAGCACCTGCACACCGATGCGCCTGGGCTCCCACTTAAAACGGCCTTCCCGGTCAGCAATGCACCAGAGGCCAGCAAAGGCCACGCGGAGCGGTAGCTTGGTTTCCAGCTCGGCCTCGAACAGTCCCTCATGATGGAAGAACTCCGGCTTGATCGTGCGGATTCTCATTGGTTAGAGGTTTGTTGTTTTCGGGTTGCCATCACCTGTTTCGAAAGGTTAGTCAGCCATTCTGCTGTCATGATCCCGTGATCGGCGGCGTCTTTCAAAAGGTGCATTGTCTCAAACGGAGGCCACCCAGCCTCCTGACCAGCTTTTTCGACAAAGAACAGAACACCTTTGTCGTGATCTATATCGTGGTGGTTGATTTGAATCTGGCGCTTGATCTCGTAACAAGCTGACAGCTCCCAAGAGGTAAAGAAGGTTGGGAACGACTGCGAATCCTCGTGACCTTCAAAGTGACATTTTCGGCACATCGTTGCCATTGATCCCCCTGGGTATTCCCAAGGCATTCTTCCTGAAACGTAGTAAAAGTGGTGAACCGTCAGTGTGTTGGTTTCGGACGAGCACTTTACGCACTGAAAGCCGTCTCTAGACATGATTTCCAGGCGCTTCTTCTGCCACCGCGGATGTTGGAGTTTTTCGGAGTAGGTCATAATTCAAACAGAAAACCCCACCCAGTCCGTGCTAGGAACTCGCGCAGAACCAACGCGACGTTTCACGGAAAGAGTGGGGAAAATTGGATTGAACATGGGTCCTGAGTTGATTGCCTGCGCTCGCTTCCTAGGGCTCACGCTGACGGTCTCTATCTATCTGCTGTCCTGGTCGATGTCCAGCCCTCAGTAGGCCGGCATCAGGATGTCGCCCACCGCCTGGGTGAGCTTCACGTCCTGAAGGCAGTAGTCGATGGCTGCCTGGCGGTCGGTGTTCCACAGCAGGCTAAAGTCGGCGCCGTTGCCTGACTTCTCACCGAGTCCCAGGTGGCGACTGATGGATGCGAGGCTTCCATGGGCCCGGTTGTCACCTAGCTGCCACACCTCCCGAAGGTCGACCACCAGCTCCGACCAGTACCGGCCGCTCCTTAGCCAGTAGGGCGGCATGATCTTGTGGCGCCAGGAGCGTTTGATGAGGAACGGCAAGTCGAAGGCCTTGATGTTGAAGCCGATGAGCTGTGGCTGGCGCTCGTAGTAGTTGAGAAGCGCCCACCATTGTCGCAGCAGGTGGGCCTCACCATCGGCATCAGCGCACAGGATGTTCTGCTCTTGATGATCGACCCGGTAGCCGATGCACAGCACCTGGCCCGACAAGGCATCCAGGGCGGCATTGCGGATGTAGTCCGCCGTGTGACTCTCCTCTGCCTTCTGGATGCGCTCGGCGATCAAGTCAGGGTTCTTGATGTTGCCGAGCTTCACGTCGGCCGGGTTGAAGGCAGGGATGTTGAGCTGCTCGAGCGGTAGAGGCCCGGTCTCAATGTCGAAGTAGATGTTTGGATTGGCTGGCATTTGTCAGAGTTGTTGAGAGTTGTTGCGCGTTTGTCAACCGATGCGCGCCCCCGGCACTACGAGTCCCCGACAGCAACAGGCTGCCGGAAGGTGGTCAGATCTTTTTGCCGCAATGGGGGCAAACGAGGAAGTTGATCGGCTCCCGGGTGGTCGGTACTTCAAGCCATTCGCAGATCTCGAAATAGCTTACCCAACCGAAACCGCGGACAGCTCCTGGTCGAAGGTGGCCGGTGTTGTAGAGTTGCAAGGCCTCGTCGCGGCTCTTGACGCACAGCCTTTCGAGGGTGTTGAACGTCCTGACCGTGAACGGGAATCCCCATTGTCGCAGGATCTCCTCGTGTATCTCGGCCGACTGCTCGATCTGTTTGATGCGCTGGCGAGACAGGTTAAAGTGCTTCCCGATCTCCTCGAGGGTCTTGCCTTCGGAGCGCATCCGAACCACCTCGGGCACTTTGTCGACTAGTTTGACGTAGGGTTGACGTGTTTTCATTAGAAGGGCACGTCGTCGAAGTTGGGTTGATCTTTAGCCTCGATCTCCTGCAAGCGCTTGGTCACCGCGGCGATCAAAAAAATGTCCTCGGGGCTCTTTCCGGCGCTGACCTTAGCCTTTGGTAACCAGTGCTCACTCAGGCCTCGCACAGCGTCGTCGGTCAGCTCCGAGATCGGCACGCCCTTGAACTTGCCGACGTGCACCTTCACATCCGAGATCTTGACCGGCGCCGCGGTAGCCGGCACCACCGTCTTCACCTGGTCGTCATCCTTGGGCGGCCTGTCTTCCATCCGTACCCACAGGCCCGAGGGTTTGAGTGGCTCGCCGTTCTTGTGAGCCATGATCAATTTGATGTTCGAGAACGTCTTGGTGCCGTCCTGGCTCTGCTCATGGACGATCACCACGGTGGCCGGTCGGCCGATGAGGCTGTCCAGGTCGAGGCTGGTGGTCTCCTCGGCGGTAAGGGCCCGACCGTGCCAATCTCGGAGGAACTTGGTCAGGCCGGCCTTCTCATGCAGGCTGGCGGTCATCGGCGCCGTCATCACCACCCAGGGCTGCACCGGGTTGCGAGTCTTGTCCAGGAGATCGAGCTCGAACGCGATCTTGAACTTTTGCTTGGTGCCGTACTCGGTTTCGTAGGTCTTGAGCGGCGTGATGTCGACGCACACCGCGCGGCCGGTGTACTCGGGGCACGGTGTGAAGGTGCCGCCTGTTTGTTTCGTTGATACTGTGATTCCCATGTTGTTGCTGTGTTGTGTTGTTTACTTGGAGGATTGCTTTTCAACCTCCGAAAGCTGTTTTGCCATTCGGTCGTATTGCGCCCAGTACTCAGGCCAGGCCGCCTTGATCTTCCTCAGGTTCTCTGGGTCTGCCACCAGCGCCGCGGCGCCTAGTTTGCGAACGAATGACCCGCCGTATTCGATCATCGTGAAGGCTACATCAAAGTCTTTCATTGGATGATGAAATCGAAGTTGATCTTCCAGTTGTCGCC